GTTATCATAATGTCAAGGCAATCGAAGGATTCGACTTCGGGATATCTTCTCCTTCGTGTTATCTTTTTGGATTTGTGGATGACTGGGGACGAGTTGTTGTGGTGGATGGATACTATGAGAGGAACCTTCACTACACAAAACAGCCAGATATGGTTCGAAAGATTAGGGGAAAATACGCTCATCTTATCAGCGTGGATGAATCCATCCGGGCAGACCCATCGATCTTCCGTCAGAAGGTTATTGAAAAGCACATCGATACCGGCACACCCATCGCTCAGTTATTGTCGATTGCAGGCATGGAGTGCAGACCGGCAACGAACGATATCATTACAGGAATTGCAAAGGTTGCGGCTTACCTCGCAGAACAGCCTACCCATGAGCACATCATCACTGGCAAGACTCCCGGCCCACTTCTGTATTTTGTCGATGATCTGGACTTTATCTCCGATGAGATTACAAACTATTATTGGGACCGTACTTCGTCGGGCGAGCACATTGATCGACCGATCGACAGAGACGACCATGCGATGGATGCTATCAAATATATGCTATCCCATCAGCCAGAACCCGCAGAAATCGTATTACCGCGAAGCTCGGTGACACCAGCGTATATGTTCTGGCAAGAGCTAGATGAGAAGAAACCCGAACGAGCACGGAGACATTTCTGATGGCATTACCAGCAAATGCGGATACCATACCAGCAATCTTTACTAATAAGAGTTACATTATGGTAGGCTCGGAGATGCTGCGTATTGTATTCGTGGATGAGAGGCAACAACAAGGGCGTGATGTGCTGACTGAACTTGTAGTTGCTGAGATTGTGCTAACTCATTATCAGGCAGACCTACTCGCGAATGAGATCAATGCAGCACTTCACCCGCAGGTCAACCCAGAGAAATGATTACCTTCGTAGCCCTACAGTTTTTGCTCTTGCATACGCTTGACGGGCGGCTGGTATATATTAGTCCTTTACACGTTGTGAGTGTTGGCGAAGCTCGTATCGATGGTAAGCTATCTAAGGATGTCAACTGCGTAGTTAACTTATCAGATGGAAAGTTCATTACTGTGGTTGAGACGTGTTCGATGGTTAAACAGCAGATCGAGGACGCGAAATGACTTACGATGAGATCGTTTCGTGCTTGGCCACAGTGGCATATTGGAATCCGTCGATGCAGACGCTACACGATCAATGGGTCGAGCAGAAGGACATTGCTGGAGAACATGCACAGTTGGTTCTCTCCGGTGTGCAGCGTGGCTTGCCGTATTACGAGAGCTTAGTCATTGCCCATGTTGCAATGGCAAATTGCATTCATGACTATGTGTACAACGTAACCAATCCATTTGATTCGATGATGACGAGAAACGTAGTGCGCGAAGCTGTCTGCGAAGAGATGTACGCACCGAGAATAAGTCAATAATTCGTGTGATTCACACGGGAGGCTTTCGTGGTTGATCTTACCGACGTAGATGTGAACACACCTGATGATCCAGTTGGGGATAGCTTCGATGTCAATGACATTATCGATGGCAAGAAAAAGTCACCGGATGACGTACAAAAAGAAATCCCCCCCTATCAAGTCTATCCCGACTCCAGAACGCCAGTCTCCAAGGCGTTTGGTGCGCTCTGCCGTTCAATGGTTGAAAGCGCGATTAAAGCGAACGAGTTGATCCATGACGCATGGGAACAGTGCTTTGCGTATTATAACAACCATCAAGTCAAGATTTCAGAGTCCTCGAAGGGAGTATTCGCTAGAGGAGATGTTACTGAGAACATCGTATATTCTAATGTCAATGTCATGCTTCCAGCTGTGTATGGTCGTGATCCTGATATTGCGGTAAACACGACGGACAAAGAAGACGAAGCTTTTGCCGACTGTTCAAAGGCTTTGTTGAACGCCCTGTTGAAGGGCAAGAATCTCCTGAACTGCAAGCCCAAAGTTAAGAAGGCGGTTGGCATCGCACTAATGACCAACTTTGGTGTCTTGAAACTCGACTATGTGTTGAAAGATGATTCGACTGACTCGGTGCAACAATCTCTTATAGAGGTTACGCAGGAGATAGCCGAGGCTAAGAATCAGAAGGCTCTGGAAAGTGCATATGGGAAACTAGCCGCGATCGAGTCTGTGGCCACAGTATTCGAACCGGGGGGACCAAAGCTAAAGAACGTCATGGCCAAGAACTTGATAGTTGATCCTGTAGCAGAGATGCCAGATGGTACAGATGCCAACTGGATGGCTGAAAGATGTTATATCTCGACAGCTTTCCTGAAACACAAGTTTACGCGCAAGGACGGGGAGGGGTGTTGGGTATACATATTTAAGCCTACCCATAAGGCTGTGTTCACCACTGGGTCGGGGAACCAGAAGGATGACGCATATGGACTCGTATTGGAATCGCTCAGTGCTGAAACTTCATACCAGGAAAATGAGGAGATTGATACTTATCGTGGCCAGTACTATACCGAGTGCTGGATGTTTTGGGACAAGGCCACCCGTAGAACAAGCCTATTTGCAGCAGATGATTGGACCTACCCCTTGTGGGTCTGGGACAATTACACTAAGACGACTCGATTCTTTCCTTACTTCATCATTGGATTTGGCTTGTCAACTGGACAAACCGCAACTGTCGGAGAAGTTAGTTATTATCTCGACCAGCAAGATGAAATCAATCAGATTAACCGACAAATAAGTCGGATAAGAAACTCGATCTTCAACTTCTTCTTCTACAACTCGCATAAGATATCCCAAGCCGACGCCGAACTGCTTATGCAAGCAGTCCGGCGTGGGTTTGTGGATGAGCAGAGTATCGTTGGTGTGAAGGTGCCAGAGGGAGGGAAGATTGGCGACGTGTTCGAGGCCCTTGTTCCGCCCGCGCTCAACTACGAGGCCCTTTTTAATAAGGAGCCCACGATCAATTCAATTAACCGTATCAGCAATACAAGCGATGCTATTAGAGGGGTTCAGTATAAAACAAACACTAATGAGGCTTCGGTTCAGTCTTACCAAGACGCGGCGAGAATGTCTGTTGGAGCCAAGATCGAAGTGGTCGAGGACGTTATGAGTGATCTGTGTAAGGCATTGTTAGAGCAATGCGTACAGAATATGACCAAGGAAGAGATCATCACGCTCATAGGGGCTAAACTTGCAGAGCCATGGGTCAATATGTCATTGGAGCAGTTCACGTCACACTTTGCTCTGGAACTTGTACCAGGGACGAGTGAAAAGCCCAATTCGATCTTCAAAAAGAAAGAAGCAATACAAGTCGCGCAAGCGATTGGGCAATTTGCGTCGTCTGCACCGATGACGAGTATGAAGGTAGCACTCAGAGTGTTAGAGCAAGCCTTCACTGAGGTTGTCATCAAGCCCGAGGATTGGGACTTGATGGAGAAGGAAATGGAAATGAATATGATGAGGGGCAATTCGACGGGTGCCCCAGGTGCTCCGCAGCCAGGGCAGAACGGACCTCCTCCCGGTCAGCCCCCTGGGGGTGCTCCCGGTGCTCCCCCCGGAGGCGCTGGGGGCATTCCTCCTGAATTAGCTAACCTTCCGCCTGAGATCAAGCAGCATGTTATGGAAATGCATCAACAAGGACAACCTCCACAAGCGATTGCAATGTTCCTCAAAGCTGCGGTCCAGAAGCTCGGTGGAGCTAATGGCGGACCTCCCGGTGGTGGTGGAGCGCCGAACACGCCTCCATCGCCGGGGGCACCCCCTGGAGGGCAACCTCCAGGGGGACCACCCCATCCAATGATGCAATAGTGTGAATCACACGGGAGTTTGATATGGCTGGCGATTTTGACGAACAGACAGGCATGGATGTCATTAAAGACTCTATGGGCCTGACCGATGAGGAACTAGGCCCGCAGGGCGACCTAGAGCAATCGGATAGCGGTGAAGAGACTGGTGGTCAAGAGCCCGGATTTGAGAGGGATGTTTCAGGTGAGGAAGAACGCTCGTTTGATTCACACGAACAAGCTCCTCGGGCTCCACAGCGGGAAGCTGCCCCACAGGACCCTCTACGAGCAAACACGCTTAAGTTTGATCCGCGAGCGACTTTCAGACAAGACGCAAAGGGTAACTTGGTCGATGCTAAGACCGGCGAGATCATTGCCCGGTCTGGGTCAGAAGCCAGAATCTATCAACGTGTTCACAAGCAGGCTACGGATTACATCCGGGCAGCAACAGGTAATATACAAAACCAAATGCAGACTGAGCGATCCAAGTTGGATCGTGCAGTGGAGATTGGGCTCGGATTTGAGCAAGAGCTTCAGTCTATGCGGCAGACTTTCCAGCAGTTGAATGCTCATG